TCAATTATCAGATATTGCAATCTTAAAAGACGTTTATATCCAAAAATTCAAAGAAGTATCTAAGGAGTAAATCTTGGAAATAAGCGATAAGACAACTATTGGTATGCCAATAAGAAATCTTATTGCGATTGTATCCTCAGTTGCCGTAGGTGTATGGGCATATTTTGGAGTAATAGAACGTCTAAATGTTTTAGAAACTAATAGACAACTCATGGAAGCTGACTTATTAAAGAAAGCAGAACAAACCCCCAAGAATTTAGAAATTTTTATGTTGATTGAGCATAATGCAAAACAGATATCTGAACACAATGAACAGTTAGAAGAAAACTTACATACTCAAGTGATGTTAGAACACTTAGAGGAACAAGTAGATAAATTGTTAAAAGACGTAGAAAAATTAAAAGACCAAACTAGAGATATTGAGTTTGCTAATGGAAATGGGCATTAAATGTGGAAATTAGTAATAGCACTGTGTTTATTTAGTTCTAATGGTGATTTATTAGAGCATACCTTAATGAAAGACGTAGGTGAATGTTTAGAGAAAAAACGTATAATGAAACGTAATATGAACGACAATATCACTATCGTTTGTGGTGAAGTAGAGGCTGAGATACAAGTGCTACAAGGTAAAGAGTTCATTAAGTCAATCCGTAAAAAAGGGGGTTAATATGGCTACACAGAAAGAACTAGAAAAACAATTAAGAGAAATAAAAAAAGAAGTTAGAGAATTAAGAACACACAATCAGTTCTTGTTAGATAGATTAGAAAAGGCACACGAAAGAAATGCTGAAATCAGAAAACAAATGATGACTATGACTTTTGATGATGTGATTAAAACACAAAAAGAATTAGCAGAATATCAAGAGAAAATTAAGAAAGATAAAGAACTAATAGAAACATTTGACAAACAAGCACAAGTTAAGCTAAATAGTAAACTCAATGGCAACACAAGCGGACAAAATCAACAAGTTAGATAAAGAGGTTTCTTTAATTCAAAAGGACATCTCAATTATCAAGACAAATCATCTTGCCCATATAGAACGTAGTATAAATTCTATCAATAAAGTTTTATGGACTGTTGGCATTTTAGTATTCTCAAATTTAATTATCTTACTTAGAGATTTACTTCTCTAATGCTCAAAGTCATATTCCTGTTGGGGTGGTTTTGCCTTGATGGTGAATGTGTGACAATAAATGAAAAGTACCAATCTGTAGAGGATTGCAAAATTCAAGGAACTCAATTAAAGTCAATCTTAGATGAATACAATATTCGCAAATATAGTTTTGCTTGTATTGACCCTACCCCCACCACTTACTAGAAGGCTCTAAATGGATGAGAAGCAGCAAAAAGGCGTAGCATCCGAACTTATTGCTGAATACTACTTAACCAGGGCCGGTTATTTTGTTTATACAAAAAAATCAGTTCAATCAGCTGTGGACCTAGTTGCTATTAATCCAGATACCGGTGAAATTTTATTAATAGATGTCAAAACTGCTAGTATCAGAATGAGTGGCGAAAAGAAAGGTACTACTATCCGTAGGGTATTATCTGAGGAACAAAAGAGATTGGGTGTTTGTTTTCTTTATGTTTATGACAATAAAATGTGCGAATTGATTACCTATAAAGATAATACTATAATCACCAAAATTTTGAATGAAGTTTTACTATAAGGAGGTTAAATGAGAATAGTAAAAGTAGGCAAAGAAATAAGATTAACAATGACCAATGAAGAACTAGCAGAAGTGACAGAACGAAATAGCATTGATTTACATATTGGTTATTTAAATGTGCTGCAACAAGACATCAGTAAGATTTTGACAGAATTGCTGCCAAAGGTTAAAAAGAAGAGATGAATATAGATAAATTATGTGCCTCTATCCTTAAACATGAGGGTAGTAATAAAGATAAAAACGGATTTCATATTCCCTATAAAGATACAGCTGATTTATGGACGATTGGATATGGACATATGGTGACAAAAGATGAAATGAAAGATTTTAGCCCTGACAAAAAATACACTGAAGATGAAGCTATAGAAATTTTTAAACAAGATGTAAATATTGCCCTGGATGGAGCAAGAGTATTTATAGATGAACATTCCATACCAGAAGAAGCATTTTTAGTAATTGTGGAATTATGTTTTTGGATGGGATTGCCTAGACTACTAGGATTTAAGAAAGCAAGGAAATATTTACAAGAAAAAGATTTTGTTAATTGTGCAGATGAATTATTAGATAGTAAGTTAGGTCGTAGTCCGGTTAAAGGCATTGTGAAAAGAATTACAGAATTAAGTAATAGAATGAGGGAAGTATAATGTTAGATAAAATATTTAGTGGTGGATTAGTTGGTAGTGTTGGAAAGATAATAGATGAGTTTCATGTATCCGAAGAAGAAAAAGGAAAAATTAAAATACGCCTGAAGGAATTAGAAAACGAAATTAATTCAAAACAAATAGACGTTAATCTTGCAGATGCTAAATCTACAGCTACAGATATATCCGGTATCTTACAAAGAAGTTGGCGGCCCCTTATCGGTATTAGCTGTGCGTTTGCTATATTCTGGGAATATGTAGCTAAACAATTTACATTATTTTTTCTTGCACTTTTTTCTATTGAAACTGCACCCTTACCTAGTTTAGATTTAGATGCTCTTATGCCTTTAGTCCTTGCACTATTAGGTATGGCAGGATTGAGGACATATGAGAAAAAAGCGAAAATCACAAAGTAAAAGGAGTAAGCGAATGAAGAATTGGATAATGGATAAGGTTTATTGGGTGCTAGATGAACTAGACCCTTATTGGACCTGGGGTAATCTATGGAAACTAGCAATCATCTGTTTGGTTGTTTGGTACGGTCATGGATTAATGCACTAATGATAACAACTACCTCAAGCCTAGCAGTTTTAATTAAACCTAAAATAATAGGCAGCAAAGGTAGAACATTTAAAAAACTTTCTTTTGGTAAAATACCAATTAAGAAACCTAAATTAAGAATAGGGAAAATAAAAAAGGCGAGATAATGAAAACCTCGCCTTTAAATATACACACAAACTTTGGACTCCCATTGTTTGTTAATTCTCTAAATTATAATGGAACAAAAATCTGAAACAATCATTTATTTAGAGTTCCTGGACCATTCCTCTACCACCAACGCATGGCAATCATACGAAGAATATAATGAAGATTGTAAAATAGAACCTTGTAAGGCTATAGGGTTCTTAGAGAAAGAAGATAGATTAGCTTTTTACCTATCTTCTATGAAATCTAGCACTGAATTAGGGTCAGGTCATATAATCCTTAAATCAGCTGTCACTTATGTCAAAAAATTCACTCAAAAATCCGATTTTAAAGGCATAGAGCATATACTTAGCAAGGTCCTGGTAGAATACCCTACTAAAGACTAAATACCCCTAAAAAACGCTTATTTTGGAAAATATTGGGTTGCCTCGTAAAAGACAACCCAAACAGGAGGAATAGTGTTAAAAGAAAATGTTAAAAACTAAGAACACCAATTAAAATCTAGCAATTTATGGCGAAAATTCAATGGCATAAATAATTATAAAAAAAATATAAATTAGGGGTTGCAAATGGTTATAATTAATTTATAAATTTAGATGTATGAAAAAACAGGAGGTTCAAATGAGAATCAACAAAGAAGACATAGAAGTAGCAACTACTTCTTTAAATATTTGGTCAAACAGACCAACAAAAATGTTTGATGAAAATGATAATTTTGCCATTGGTCATTATTTTTCTTTCTATCGTAGATTTGAGTTAAATGTGATTGATTATGATGGTCATGGAAAATTAGTTTATAAAGGCAAATCTAAAAAAGACCTTTGGAACTATATTAAATCTTTAATTGAAAAAGCAAAGGAGGTAGAAAATGTTTAACGATTTATTAACTGTTATTGTTCACTTAGGAACATTTGCTTTCATTTTATATTTTATTAAGGAGTTGTTTGATAGATGAATGTTTTATCTTTATTTGACGGAATGAGTTGTGGACAGATTGCACTTAACCGAGCAG